ATCTTGGCCCTATCAGCGCCTTGTAGATTGTTAAACGTCGCAGTGGTCTTCCAATACGAACCTTTTCTAGTCTGCGTTTGAACAGCATTGGTCAGCGGAGACTGAAACGTTCTAGTATTAGTAACCAGTTCCCAAGTCTGCGTAGTCGGAGTTACACCTACCTCTGTTGCGAAGTTATAAGTCGTCATGCGAACCGCCTTCTACGCATAAGATCCTGAATCGTAGCAATAGTCTGTTGTGACGTTACTTGCATGGCTTGCTGGATCTTGATGTCTACTTCAGGGCCAGCGCCTCGAGCATCTACGTTATTCACGATAGTGATACCTTGACCTTGGCCTTTTGTATGATCAACGACGGTCTCGTTCGGATGCAGGATAGCAGGGAAGCCGCCCTTACCATCCATGCCGCCTGATCTAGCGCCGAACCCAGTAAAGCCACCGCCGTCAAATGACTGTGCTTTGATCTGTGCTACTTGACCTAAACCTGCTGCAACTGTAGCTGCGGCCATTGCAAAGTTTAGCGGTGGTGGGTAGCTAGACATCGCCAGCGTTGCACCTTGATAAGTCTGCATGATCGCTTGTGCAATCTGGAATGCTTTATTCAATGCGAACAGCTTTTTGTTATTTTGTGCTATGCCTGAGAATTGATTGCTGAGTTCACCTAGTACATGGCTTGTTTGAGCCGTGGCAGACATCATCATGAACTCTTTGCGCTTCTTTTCGCCTTTGATGGCTTGTTCTTCAAAGAAACTAAGTTTCTTAACAGCCTCATCAAGTCCTTCAGTCATGGCATCGGTGATAGCCTTGCCAGGGGCTTCATTAGCTATCGTTTCTGCAACTCTTCTAGTCCCTGCGATGATTTCTTCAAACGCTGCATTGATGCCTTCGCTTGGAAGTGGCTGATTCAACATCGCAGCAGCTTCTTGCATACCCAATGCAATAGCGCCGTCCATGTTGGCAACCATCTTTTCGACCTTCCCAGTATCGATAAGATCCATCCCAAATACGCCAGCCATCTTGTTGTATTTTTCGGCTAAATACGTGAAGACTGGATCTACTTTCTCCAGAACGAATTTGGTGAATTCTAACAGTTTGACGGATAGATCTTTAAAGCCCAATCGCATAATGAATAGCGCATCAGCGAGCTTCCCGTAGGCACCAAGAAGAACCTGAACGACCCTTTGACCAATCGTACCAAAGTCCTCGTTGTCTAATGCAGCTTGCCTAAAGTCATCAGCGACTACTTTGATTAACGGACTAAATGATGTGGCGAGTTGATTGCCTAAACCCGTAAACACGCCTGCTGCCCTAGTGACAGCATCATTAGCCATCTCAATCTGTGCCGCATCAACCCTGGAGATAGCTATCCCTAGATGTTCAGCTTCAGCGGCCATAGTCTGAAGATTTTCAGAACCGCCGCCGATCATGTTCAATACGGCAACGCCTCTAGCTCCAAACAAATCAGTAGCAATCCTTACCCGATCGGTCTGAGTCTCTACATTTTTCATTGCATCTGCTACTGCGAGCATCTGCTTGTCTAGCGGCATCTTCTCTAGGATTGCAGCATTCAGACCTAATTCAAGAAGTGCATCTTTAGCAACGCCAGTTCCATCGGCAGCATCAGACACGCCAACGGCTAGGTTCTGTAGAGATTTCTCTAGGGTTCTGTTTTCGACGCCAGCTAATGCGGCTGCGTGTTGCAAACCTGCAAGTTGTTCTGTGGCTATGCCTAATCTGTCTGATGTTTTGGCAAGAGCATCAATACTCGTCATCGATGCTTTAGTTAGGGCTGCGGCGGCTGCTACGCCTGCGGTAGCAAATGCTATCCCAATCTTCGCAACTTTAGCTGCTGTGTGGGCTGCTGCATTACCTAAAGATAAAAGACCTTTATTAGCTCTACCAAAAGTTTTGGTAAACCTGTCTTCTGCTGATATTGGAATTCTAACGGGATTTGTTGCCATCTTTTATCTCAAAATATGATGTCCAACCTTGGAATTCGACCAAACTCATTTCCATGATTTCATCCACAGTTTTATGTAGATGTTCCGCTAATTGATAGCAGAAGAATAGAGCCTGATCGTTTCTCAGTTTCCCGCTATGTCTTCCGCTTTAGGCTGCATATCTGCGATTTCACCAGCAACCCTAATCATAACGTCAGGGTCTACTGATCGCATCAAAGTGATTCTGTCAGCCTTTTTGAAGCATGGCTCACCAGAACCATCCAGAAGATAATAGATCAGCGTTAAAGCCAACCCTTCATCCATCTGGTTTCCAGTAAGCTTTGCCTGGATTTCCATTTTGTTCTTAACGGAAATCTGGGGACGCACATAATACGTCCCACCCCATTCAGGAATCTCTATCGGGTTAGGATCACGCTTTAGAATTTCTTGATAGTGTTCCTGAGCCTTATCTAAGATTCCCATTATGCGGCTACAGATTCAGTCAATGCGCCAGAACCTTGCAGCGTGATAGATGCTTCTACCATGCCATCAAAGGATGCAGATCGACTTACACCAGTCACGATAGCCGTTCCAGTGTAATAGGTGTCACCAACAGCATCGCCTTCTGGGTAGAATCCAATCGTTACCTCAGAACCAACAGTTAATGCACCTTGCCCAGTGGTATCGGTTTCGTCCCAGTAGACATCAGCAGAACCAGTGAATGACGTAAGCGTGGGAACGAATGTTCTAGCAGTGTCAGTCATTACCGTGTCTTCTACGGTGTCACCAGTTTCTTCAATAGAAAAGGATCGTAGTTCGGCCACAGTATTAGCGCCGACCTTCAGAATCCCATCCCGTCCAATATGTGTAGCCATTATTCAGACTCCTTCTCAATAACTTCTTCAGTTACTTCTTCAACAACTTCTTTTTTCTTTGAAGCCTTTTTTGGCTTCGGTTCTGTCCAGCCACGTTCTAGGTAATACTCAACTTTTGATGGATGAGGCCACAACGTAACTTTCCCATCTGGGCTTACTAATTCCTTCATAGGCTAGACTCCGCATTATTGACGGCTGTCCTATATTGTACCGCATAAGTTAGCGTAACAACACCTACGGGGCTTTCACCTTCGCCGTTATAATTAATCTCTGTGCTTACTAACTGACTGAATTTTGCCAGATTATTCAATGTTCTATCTGCGCCCATCGCCGCCTCTACTTGAGCGCAAATGGTGTCCACAGTATCGTCAAAATCAGTAGTAGCTTTGACATAACCTTCAATAACGATATTTAGATCTCTTTGGGCTACCAATGTAGAACCCATTACATCAGCATTTGAATCTTCGCTGATTGAGTATACTAAAAGGGCTGGAAGGTTTGCGTCTTGTAACGGATAAACCCTAGACTGAAATACGTTAGATCCAGTCGTGCTCAATCCCGTAACTGTAGTCGCTACTTGTTCTCTGATTTGCTGTCTTACGTGGCTCATTGTTGTTCTAATGCCACCTCAGTCATACCTGTCCCATCTGGACGAACATTGACGGCTTTATAAGTAACTGCGCTGATCACGAATGTATCGTTATGCGCTAGACTTGGGGCATCTGCCGTCCTAATTACAGCTATAGGCTGGGTCATTTCCATCCCAACCGTACCTGCATCAACAGAATAATACTCATTCAAGAAGATTGCTTTGATAACTGAAGATGATCCGCCGTCAGGCGTATAGGTTGCATCAACGCCAAAATCAGACAGCATAATCAACCTATCTTCTGGGGTTTCTACAGGCATTAGTCAGCCTTCTTAGGACGCCCACGGCGCTTAGGCTTTTCTTGTGAATCTTCTAAACCCACGGATCTGTTCTCAACCATAGGCTCAGAGTAAGGTGCGATACGGCCAAGAGCCAATAACGTTCTTTCTTCATCGCCAGTTACATCAACAATAGATCCCGCTTTAGATGGAGATTTATTGATGATGCAGCTCTTCAATACTTCATATTTCATAGATCACCAAGATGCGGCGGGGACGAATCCCCGCCTAATCCCGTTAGCTACCGCCGTCGTTTCCGAGGCAGAATGATACAGCGTGACGTACTGCAACATCGCAAGTTTGCATTGCAATGATTCGTACATTACCGCTAGTAGCACCCGCGTATGGATCAACGAGGATATCCAAGCCGCTCCAGAAACCTACGAGCAAGTCGTCAAAGTTCCCGAAATAGGCGTCACCAGATGCAACTTGGTTTGATACGATGGCTCGATAGCCATTAACCGTACCACCAGGCTCAACTACGAACTGGGCAGTTCCAGTTGCTTTTTCAGTAGTCTTCAAAGAGCCAACCATTGCAGCGTTCATGATGTAGGCCAGGTTCCCACGAAGAGCATTGTCTTCAGCAACCTTAGTTTCCATTTCCACAACTTGTGCGAATGAAGGAACTAAGACAGGCGCAGTACCAAAGTCTACAGTGTTGATGCCAGAAGTGCTCTTAATGCCCGTAGGCGCACCACCAGTTCCGTTGCCTTGCAATGCGCCAAGATCGATAGCCAAAGCGATAGCTTGAGCAAGATCATCACGAACTAATGCTTCTACACTGAGGCTTGACTGCTGAAGAAGCTGTCTAGTGATATCAGTGAATGCACCAAGATGACGCGGCGTCATTGAAACAGAAGAAACAGTCATTTCTGATTCAGAAACAGGGTTTCCTTCAGTTACCCAGCTAGAAGCGGCAGCAGTGGCCTTCTTGGGGATCTTAACATCGCCAGAAAGTCCATTGAGCATACGAGCGCCAGCTTGCATGACGGAAGAAGCATTTCTCAACACGTCAATGAACTCATCGCCACGGAAATCATCCGTGAACAATGCTGATTCATCAGTTGAATTAAGATCACGCTTCCAGTTACGAAGCACATCAGCAGGCAACATGATGCCTTGTGCAGATCGGCCATACTGCTCAGCAGCAGCTCGTGAACATTCAAATTCAAAAGCGGCGGCTTCTTGAGCACGACGATCATGCGGGTTAGCCAATGCATTTACAGCACGAAGAATTGAGAATCTCTTGGCTTCTTTTTGAGTTAGGCCAATGCTTTCTTCTGCCAATGATTTGTCAGAACCAATGACTTCAAGCAATTCGCCACGGAATTCTTCAATAGATTTCCCTTCACGAATAGCTTTCTGTGCTAATTCTGACTTATTGTGCCGAGATCCAAGCTCGACGATTTGTGCAGCATTACGTTGTTCAGCTTTGCGCGCTTCCGCTTCCACTGATGCAACGTCTACGTTTTCGACGTTTTCCATCGTTTTGACTCCATTGTCAGTTACTTTTATGGGTTGGGAAGGCTCGCTTGAACGTCCGATGCCAACTGTCACGTCAGCAGGGATAGATACTAAACTTGCCTCTACGGGTCTCCATGACTTTGCTACATACGTATCATTGCCACGTTTCTCCATTTTGTTGATGGCGTATCCGACCGAGATGTTGGCCTTAATACCATCAACTACATCGTCAAACGCTTCAGCGGCGATACCGTTTCGTCCAAAACGCACCTTAGCTCGTAGTCTGCGAGCATCGCTGTCAAGTTCAACAGATTCAATTACGCCTATTTGCTGCTTAGGATCATGATCCAAGAGCAACGGCGCTCGCCCAGATGCTAAGAAACTCAAGTCTATAGCCTCTGCGCTATGTTCCAATACTTCCATTCCAAAAGATCGTTCAACAGGCTCCTCAGAAGATACAGCAATCATTGCTGTTCTGTTCTTCTCATCAATCGGGCCTTTTTCCATGCTGATGGCACGATACTCAATCTTATCATTAGATCGATCCATATCTTCCTGCATGGCTTCGTAGTCTTTTTCTGTTTCAATGATTAAATCATCGGTTATGCTCAGATCCATTTCATTGTCCTGCATAAATTTCACCTTGATTCTACTAAATATCAGTGGTATGTGGAATAAGTTTAGACGCTTTCTGTACGCCAGTATTTATAACGCCAAGCGCAGATGCATTGGTATTCACTAAGTTATTTACCGTCTCATCAACTACGTTTGCGCCCTGTGAGTTGTCAACAACACGACAGACGCCACGTACAGGCATATAGCCCGCTGTACAGCTTGAGTGGATGATACAGACACCACTTGAGAAGTCCAAACACAAATCACCGTCGTTGCTGGTGTCCGTGTGATTCCTTAGCTCAATAGCGCCATGATAGTCCCGTAGAATTAACTGACCATTACCATTGAAATCAATGATGGGCTGCTGTGTGCCTGCTAGTCTATTTGAGAAGCAGGACAGCAACGCAAGAAGTTCTCCTCCGTTAATTTTAATTGTCCCGTTTAGAGAACATTGAAAAATGAACCCGGAAGTGAAGTCAATATCCAACATGACACACTCACGGTAGATATTGTTTCCGTCCGCAGTCCCTTGTACTGACAAGTTGTTAAACTCACAGTACTGAACCGTTGCACTTTCAGCCACAGTAAGAACATCAGTACCCGGATTGTCTCCAACGAATACATAGCCATCTGAGAAATCCACCGTGTCTAACGTGCAAGAACTTAGGATTCTAATACGTCTCAAGCCTTCTTTCTCAGCTATAGTCTTTGCGTCAGCAAAGTTATTAACAGGCTGAGTTCTAGTTCCAATCGGGACATCTGTTCCCGATTGTCCGTTGGTAGTATCTACACAAACTTCACCCTGATATGCAGCCGACAATATAACCGATAGATCCTGCAAGCCTGCTGAGTTAGCAGATCGTACAGAGACTTGATTGACGTTTACTACATCGCCTACATTGCTGTTTGCACCGACAAGATTTACGGCATATTGCCCGTCTTCAAACGTAACGGTATAACCATTGACGATCTCAATCACACGGGCAAGCGTTACGCCACCTACCGTAACGGATGTATTGTGATTGTGAGTCTTAGGCCACGGCATACCTGCGGGATCGTCTTCTAAGTTTTTCAACGCAAGCCTAAAACTGTCTAGGTTTAATTGACGGATTTCCGTAGGGCTAGACTGAATAAGCGTCAGATCCGCTTTGGGGATGTTAATTACCCCAGTCGGCCAATCAATGGATATTGCCACTTGTAGCACCTCCACTGAATAACTTAACTTGCAATGCTTGGATCTGTCTTCGCATATCGTCCATCTGCGCCTTAGTCCACAAGATTTCAGCCTCTAATATAGC